CGTAGCCAACTACGGCGATGGCGGTATAGTCAGCCGTATCTGATTTGGAGATCGCCAAATCAACACCCATCCCGATCTTCAGATCCCTAGGCACCTGGTCGCTGTTGACGTACGTGATCATCTCACGTTTAACCAAAGCCCCCTGCACATCTACAAACTCAGCCAGGTATTCCTGATTGAACACGACCGTGGGCAGTTCGCGCTGTGCAGCGTCTATCTCATCCTGTGCGATGTAGGGATTTACGCTTGTAGGCATGCGAAAGGAAGCGTAGGTCTCATCGAGCCTAGCACGCTCGTACATCGCGTGGAAATCGTTGCGTCCTTTTGGTGTGCTGAAGAAATACCCGTCACCCTTGTAATCTGTCAGTGTCGGGCGGATCGCCTCATTCCATGCGTCCATGAAGTTCCTGACCATCGCCACCTCATCGCAGACGACACGGGCATACTTACGGCCCCGCACGCTGTCGAAGGCGTCCAATGACCAGCAGTCGATGATACCACCGGTCTCGATGGTAAGGCGCTTCTCTTGTTCACTTACACCCGTTATGATAGGATGCAGTGTTGTCTTGAGAGCCTTCCAAACATCAGATAGCATCTTGTACGTGGGGGCGAAGTAAGCCGCTGGTTTGCCCATGATAGCCGATTCGATAAGCAGGGCTTCCGCCATCACGGTCTTGCCAAACCTTCGACCACAGGCAACTGTGTTGAAGCGCCTCCGGTTGCGGAAGATTAGCTTTTGGCCATCGTGTAGCTGTGCGTCGATGGTAATCACAACGATGCGTCCTTAGGCCCTATGGCAATGATCTCGGCATCCTCGATGTGCTTGGGTTCTTCATGTGTTGGGGCCAGCACAATACGTATATCTGTCTTGCCTGATACCTCCGTTGCAGCCTTGTCCGTCTGTGCTAGGTGTTGTTTGCCCAGCCAGATCAGCATCGTGTTATCACCTGACAGGGCTTTGTCGATCTGTGTCTGTGCTAGCTGGAACCTAACATCGTTGCGTTCGTTCTCTATCATGAGCGCATAGTCAGCCTTTAACTCACTCACTGGCACGTCACGGTTCAATAGAACCGAGCACCACCGTGATAGGGCAGTCCAGCCCATCATGGCGCGTGCACGACGTTTTAGTTCGGCCTCTTGTGAAGGTGTTAGGTTCATTCAGCTATTAAGTTATGCTTAATAGTTGGCCACTTATCCACAACATCACAAGCCCCTCATAAGGCTAGCATAATTGATTTGTTGTATGTCAGTCACCACAGACCTAACGTCGCTGTACATAAGGTAGGCATCCTCGATGCTGGCGATCCCGTGCAAGACCGTAGCATGGTGCTTTTGGCTGTGCTTGGCTATAGAGGTCAGCGTCCAGCCGTAGTGCTTGCTCAGGATATACCACGTGATAGAACGCGCACGTACCACGTCAGCACGTCGTGTGGCACTGTAGGCATCCTCGAGTGTGACACCGCACAATGTGCATACGTCAGATAGGATCAACTCGTATAACATAAAACCCCCTAATTCTTTTTGACGAACTCGATGGCATCGTCAACAGATCTGACGATCCCATAGGGTACGCCATAACGCAGACAACAGTCCGAGAACCTGTCTTGCGTTTCCGACACCCTACCTTTGGCAGCCTTAACTTCTAACATCCATGCGCGGCCGTCACGATAGACAGCCAGGTCAGCATGGCCTGATGTGGCGTTAATGTTTACCACACGATACGAGGACAGCCGTGTGCCATGTTCCAGCTGTTGCGTTGAACTGTTGACACGGACAACCATATACCCTAACATGCACAGTTGGTCAGCTATGGCCTTTTGCACTACGCGCTCCGGTATAACACCCGAGGCTTTCTTGGCAGCCTTGGCACGCTTGGCAGCCTTCAGTTCATCCAGCAGCCTATGCTCGCTCGCATCCCAGTCCAGATCGTCTATCTCTCTCATTGCATCCCTTGGTTGTTGTAACAGTGCCACAGTCCGTCGGTACCTTCGAACCATGTGTATCCGTCGACGTTATGCTCATACATCAGGGACAGCATGGTCTTGCCAGCCTTGACCCGTTGGCGCTCGATCATGGCCGATTCCAGCACCTCATGGCGTGAGATAAGTCTGGCCTCGGTAGCGTTGAATTGGGATAGGTCGGGGCCGTCATCGGGTAGGACGCCATCCCACGCGTCGCCTGGTGGCTGTTTATACCGGTTGAAATACTCCCAATCAGCAGATAGTACGTCGTGTAAATACGTACCTCTGGTTGCCTCAACGACGGCATCCACCGTTTCCGGTTGCAAGGTGCCCCCTGACGTAGCAACCGAAGCCAAATCGTCGCAACCGTAACGATACCATTGACTTACGAGGAAATCCAGCATCTTCTCGGTTGCTAGGTTGCAGGGTGAAACTATAGTTTTCACTCTATACTTTTCATTTATTTCTCCTTCTACTTCTATTATATTCTTACAACCTAGCAACCTAGAGAAGTATATATATATAAATAAAGGGGTTAGGTCGGTTGCCACCTGTTCGTCTGAACTGACAACCTTCTGGCAATCCGGCAACCTAGGTGTGGCAACTGGACTCAAAAGCCCCATTTCGACTAATTCGTCACGTGTGAACAGCATTAGAACTCCCCTTCCTCATCTACGTTGAATGGCGAATGAGCACCGCTCTTCGTGCCTATAATCACGTTGTAGCCCCTTCTCGTGCCCGTGGTGGTCTTTTTAGCTATTCGGGGTATGTTGGCCTTGGCTAATGCCCTTCCAAGCCCGTAAATGAACTTATCGTTGATTTGCAGGGAGATCTTCTCTTCGTCGTAGACACGGTTCGCCAGCTGTGAGGCCACCTCGGATGTGGTCAGGAACGGCACGTGAGCCCCCGAGCCCTCCGGCTTGTGGGTTATGTACTTGGACACTAGGTCATCGTACTGTGTCAACACCTCAAAGTGCTTATTCCAGTCGTTGATCTTGCCTATCTCACGATCATCAAACCAGTAACGCTTGCCCTCACGATAATAGGCCACAGCCTGCGACCATAACCCATCGATGTCAAACTGCCTTATTGAGGTAATGTCGATGTTGCCCCCTACCGGTATGACAGGGAACCGGCGCGATCCCGTCTCGTCGTTCAGGAACGTGCGCCTATTGACAGATCCGGCAAAGGAGCATCTTCTAGCGTATGTCGTCTCATACTTGTCGTAAGGAGACCGTAGGCGCATGGTGTCGGACGTGATGATGGCCTTGATAGATTCGTGCTGTTTCTTCGTCATAGATTCCAGTTCGTCATCTACGACCATGAAAGACCTGGCTATTATCAGTTTGACGTCCTTGTCATCCGAGATGCTGCCCTCATGGTAATAGTCTTGCCGAAGTTCCACAGGGCATAGGTGCCGTAGGTAGGTCGTCTTGCCTATCCCCTGCCCGCCCTGCAGAATTAGCATGATGTGGTTTGGTTTGTGATCCAAAGCACCGGCCACGGCCCCAATAAGCCACTTCTCGATGATCATTTCGAATATCGCGTGCTGTACTTCGGCTGAATTGTGCTTACCATCGTCAATATCGGCATCGTGTGGCAGTAACTGCACATAATCCCGAATGAAATTGCGATCGCCTGCTTTCCATTCGTCCAAACCTTCGAAATAGGATTTGATAGGGTCATGCTTAGGTACGAAGTCACTATCGAGAACTTCATTCATGCGCTCTTTGGTAATCTTGATACCAATCTTCCGCATCTTACGAAGCTGACTGTGCACCCAGTAGTCCGTCAGGGCTTCAAATTTCACGTCATTGTCTCCCCTGAGCTCGATTTTGCCAGTGATAACGTTCTTGCGGAACTCGTAACCACTGGAGAGGTACGATTCAACCTTATCTAGGATCTCGGTGGGGTCTTTGGTCTCGAGTTTGATAATGTCCTTGGGAACCTCATACCCATGTAGCTTGGCGTAATAGTACAACGTGGCAGTGGTTACTCTTGTGAGCTTATTCTTGAGAACATCGGCATAGGTAAGCCCTCCAGACATCGGTGACCACTCCTCGAGGAGCTGTGCGGCCATCTTATCGTCTCCGAGGGCGTGTGCGACTGCTGCCACTACTTTCTTCCACTGGATGTGATCCTGCTGCTTAGGTATCACACGTAGCATGGCCCTGATCTGGTCTACGTTTGGCTTGGTACCACCGAAGGCGTTAAAAGCTATCTCCAGATCCCGTGCTTCCTCATGGCCGTCTGTCATGTCCGCTATCTGATCCATGGTAAGGATATTACCCCAGACGTGGATCTGTGCGTTCTTAGCACCAAACCAGATGCGTACTGCATCGCGTGCGTTGGTATCGCCTCCGAAGCGTTCAGCCAGGGCGGTAGTAATGGCCTTGTAGTCTTTGGCATTCCGTATGGGCTCTTCGGTTATGAACATAACCCTATAACGTGGGTTCTCTGCAGTGTGCGAGGCTGTCGTGTAGGCGAACGAAGCATACTTGCGGAAATAGGGATCTGCCTCGATGTCGTCGAAGCTATGCTTGCCATTGTCGACGTCGACACCTACTATCTGTGCAGACTTGAAAGCATCGCCGTTACGCTTGGCAAATCCTGTCTTCTGATCTACGTGCAAATCAGCACAGCAGATGGGGAACCCATGACCTACGAGGTGGTTGATGATGTCGTCGCTGACCATCTCGACAGGTGAGAGCTGAGCGCTTAGCGCCACCCAGTCCTGACGTGTTGCAGCCTTATTGACAACGGTTTTGTTTATCGATAGACGTATCACTTGCACGTGGTTGTTCTCCGTGTGTAGATGTTAAAGAATTATGAAAGCTAACAACTTGATAGCCACGTAAGCTATCCCCAATGCCACGGCACCGATTCCAGCCACCGCAGCCACAAAGGCCAGCGTTGTAGTGTATACGACAGCCTGACGTGCCCAGGGGGGCAGAGGCGAAGGACGTGAGATGATTAGCTCACGTTCAGCATCGAGGGCTTTGCGGAAGTCATCGCGGTTCATGGTGCTGCATCCTTGCTTGTTGGCATAAAATAGAAACACCCATCGTTGTATGTGAACGGTGGGGTGGTAATTATGACTCGAGGGTCGAAGTCTGTTTTGCCGTCGTCTTTGGCTCTTACTATGCTGTCATAGACAACCCAGCGGGCGCAGCGTTCTTTCTGAGCACAGGGGCCGCCAATGCAGACGGCGATGTCAAGGGGGAGATTCATAGTGTTAAATAGGTAGTTTATGTTTTAGCATCTCGCGAAATGCTTTGTGTGCTTTT